ATTGAGCCTGTAGTTGCAAGCATAATGCTTTCCATTCGTTTGACGCGACCAAACAAATCTTTGAATTGGATCTTCATTTCAGTTTGAATTGCAATTACTTGCTTCTCCATGTTGTCGATCCGTTCATGCGCTGATGCTACTGTTCTTTTATCCATTGTATTTACCTTAGTTACTCAGGCTTAGTCGGCCAAGTGATGTCATGTGGAAAGCCAGCTTGATCTGTGACATTCAGCAAGTCAGTGCGATACTGTGTCCACTCAGCTTGTTTAGCTGCGGTGAGGTCTGCCCAGCGGAGGGCGTTAGACACAATAGGATCAACCTCTGTAACCAAACGCCTGTCACGCTTTTCACGAACCTCTGCGGCTGCGTCTGCATCTAGCTCTGCCTGTGTGGGCGGAACATATGCTGCGAAGTCATCACCGATCAAAGCCATGACTGCATCATTGTCAATCGTGGTGTCAGTGTCATAGTCAGTCAGCAGATAGGGTATCCAGCCGTACTCTGGATGATTAATCTCTACATCCATGATTGTGTTTGCTGCGTTCTTTGACTGTGCGTTACGCACCTCTGTAATTGTAATACTCATATCAAGAAATCCTTACCCACATACCTGTTGCACCGTAGCTAGTACCACTGGTACTTTGATTAGTAGAGCCGTTCATGGACCGCCAAGTACCTGACATTGTAACAGTATAATCAGTATTGACCCAAGCCGAAGGCGAACGGTAGGCAAGCGAACCCAATGTATTACTAGTCGACCTCAAGCCGCTGGCCGTAGTGTTTGCTGGATAGTTAGAGTTGTTTTGAGGACGACCCCATGTATAGGTGCCGACAGCGCCGAATGTTGTACTAGCACCAGCAGAAATATTCCCGCTCCCAACAATAGATGTGCCATTTACCGTTCTTAAACCGCCTACGTTTGACAGGTTCCTACTGTCATCAATAACCGTAGTACCATTAACTTTAATCGCCATCTTCGTGTTCCTTCACTATTAGCATTTAGATTACCAAGGAACCCCAGCGGTAGTCGTTGGGTTCAACTCAGCGTTGATCTGATCTGTAATGCTTGCTTCAACATCTGTACGCACGACAGTATTCCAAACCCAAGCAAGCACGTTGGCTTGCGTTAAGTCAGCAAATGCAATGAAGTCAGAAGCAGATGCGTCCGGTGTCCATGAGGTTGTCCCGTATGAGGAAGCAGTAGCCTCCCCATCAACACCCTCGCAGCGCCAGTGTGCTACTGTCACACCGCCATCTGCTGTATTGCGCTCAAGATTTTCGATAGTCCATGTGTGTGTTACAGCCATAGTTACTCTCCTAGTTTAGCTTTAAGCTCGTCAATCTGAGCCTGTTGTTCCTTGATTGCTTCGATAAGAACAGCGACCATGTTGCCGTACTTAACTGACTTGATACCTTCGTCATTGGTGCTGACTACATCCGGCAGAACTGCTTCCACCTCCTGAGCAATGACACCTATCTCTGAGCCACCATTCTCTAGCCAATCGAATGACACACCACGCAGGGACTTAACGGCATCCAGTGAGCCGCTGAGTGTCTCTACGTTAGTCTTGAGCGTGGCGTCTGAGGTGGTGTTGAAGTTGGCTGCGTTTACTGTGCCAGAGAAGTAAGCGTCTTTGAAGCGTTGGCTTGATATACCTAAGTCGATGGCAGCATCTCTTGCGCTGTTCGTTGAGGGATTGGCTGGGATTATTGCGTCTGAGGGTGTGTAAAACCTCAACCCCGTGTCACTAGAACCCATCTCCATGTAACCGTTTGCAGTCCCAATACTCCCCACCGTGGAGCCGTTTTTGCGGAACAATGCAATGTCACCGTCAGTACCTGTACGGTTTAAGATCATTGCTTCGTTATCTTGACGAGCCACTGATAAAAGATTGATTGACCCTCTTACAGAAAAGCCTCCGCCAGAAGTTAAATTATGAGGCGTTGAGTTAGTAGTCCCCACCAACAGATTACCGCTGCTGTCGATGCGCATACGTTCTGCGTTTGCGGTCATGTCTTTAAACTCAAACTGACCGTCATTGCTGCTTATATTTGTGCCAATCTTGTATCGTTTTGCAGAGCCACCTTTATCATCAAAATCAATAGAACTTTCAGTGAGGCTATCTATTTTGAGGGTGGTGGGGGTTCCACCACTGTCTAGAGTAAGGGTTGTTGTAGGCGAACTCGTGCCAATCCCGACATTACCGCCAAACGGCTGTAGACTAAGAGGTAAAGCACTACCCAATGTTCGGGTTGCAGCAATACCAATTGCATCATTTGCAGAAGCTACATACCCCGTGTAAAGGCCATAATCGTTTCCATGATCAACAACAAAACTTGCAGAAGCATTTGCAATAAGACCTGCATTGTTTGTTGGGGTTGAGATGCTACCACCCTTGGACTGTAACTTAGTAGTAGGGCTTGTAGTACCAATACCCAACGACTCAGCACTCGCATCCCAGAAGAACTTAGGCGTAGTGCCTGTGTCCTCGTAGAAGCTGATGTCGCCGCCGCCAGTAATTTTCATATGAGTTTTTGGAGTTGCGGATGTGTTGGTTCTAAACTCAAAAGTCGATGCAGTGGAACCATAGGTATTATCAAATATAAACCTTGTGTTACTATCTGCTGCATATGAAATCAAACCTTGGTATGCGGAAGTTTGTCCTAATTCTATCGCCCCAGATCCGGTGTTGGCGCCAACAACAGACCAGCCGCTAAACTTGCCTTGGGTATCCCCAGTTAAAACAGAAGTCAGCCCATCGCTGGTCAAAGTACCCGTGATGTCCAGATTGCCAGTCATAGTATCGCCAGTCACAGCAACAAAGTCTGTGGCAGCAGAAGTGGCAGCAGTACCAAGGCCAAGGTTAGTCCGGCCAGCAGAAGCAGAGGCTAAGTCAGACAGGTTGTTGTTAACCAGCAAAGCACCCGAAAGAGAGGCATAAGCAGCAAGCCATTGGCTGCCGTCATACACCTTCATCACATCGTCAGTCGTATTAAAATACAATGCTCCAGAAACTAAAGGGTTCCCGTCATTGTCTACCGTAGGATCGGAAGCCTTAGCTCCAAGATAACGATCATCGAAGTTATCCAGCGCAGCAAGAGCAGCGTCCTTAGCAGCCTCAGATGCAGAAGCAGAGTTTGCACTAGCCGTGGCCGATGCAGCCGCTTCTCCGGCTTTGGTCGTGGCTATCCCGGCCTGTGTCGTCGCCGTTGCGGCCGAGGAAGCCGCGTTAGTTTCGCTTGCCGAAGCGTTAGATTCGCTTGTGGATGCAGATGCAGCACTAGCAGCAGCATTAGTCTCAGCAGTTTCAGCATTGGTCTCAGCCGTTTCAGCAGCGGCCTGGGCGGCAACAGAAGCAACCCTAGATGTTTCACTAGCTGTGGCGCTGTTGGCGCTATTGGTGGCGCTAGTAGCAGCAGCATTTTTACTGGCCAAAGCAGATGCAGCATTTGCACTCGCGTTTTGAATGTCAGTAATATTGGTTGCGTTTGTATTGATGGATGCAATGTTTGTTGCGTTTGTGTTTACATTGGCAATGTCTGTGGCAACAGTATTTACATTCGAGATAGATCCAGCGACCGCGCCAATATCAGCGCCATCAGCGGCGACCGTATTAATGTTTGATGTGTTACCGGCAACCGTAGTTACATTTGCGCTTATACCAGAAACAGTTGTGACATCAGAATCTATACCGGCGACCGTGTTGATGTTTGCAGAGTTTCCAGCAACGGAGTTAATATTAGTCGTATTGCCAGCAACAGTTGTCACGTTTCCAGAGATACCGGAAACAGTGGTCACATCTGTGCGGATCGTATTGACGTTTGTAATCGCGTCAGTTGCAACCGTACCATCCTGGATCTCTGCCAGCGTCTTAATATCAGCAGAGATATTTGCTAGTGAATCGACATCAGCAATATCTGGACCTGGCTCTGGGTCGCCTGTAGTTGCGTTGAAGCCAAGAACCGTCCCCTTACGAGCATCCTTGAGTGGCAGCTCCAGGTCAGTGAACACATCACCAGGGTTCACAAACAGGCCACGACCAAGCTTCTCATCAAGCTGTTGGGTCATAATCACGTTACTGTCTAGCTGTTCGTTTAAGCTAGAAGCCAGAAGATCCCCGGCTGTAACAAAGTCTGTGGTCCGTGAAAGCTCACGACCACCAATGATTGTAAGAACGTCAGATGCTATGAGAGCGACCGCAAGGGTGATAGACCCCGTTCCATTCGCGTTAATACTGACCGTGTAATCAGTAGTAAGCGTTAGCTCCGTAGTCCCCTTGAAGACTGCGATATCACCATCGACCAAGATGTTGAACGTAAAGGCATATGGACCGGTTCCGGTATTGCCTGTGAACTGAACCCGGCGGGTTACTGGATTAATTGCGATATCACTCATGTCGTTTTCCCGTTCCTTTGTTCACTCTATAGCAGATTAGTTCCATTTACTCAAACACGTTTGATAGATCTGGAGATCTTCTTGGCGTCATTTCCCCACGGCTCCACCAGTGGTTCTGACCATATTCGCGGCGGTATCTAGATTCCAGCCTGCGCTTCTTCGTTTCAAAATCAGGATCAGCCCACTTCTTTCCCTGGTCCAGAACCATACGTTCTAAAGCAAGTCGGGAATACCATAGGGATGAACCTGGGGTATAACGTCCAGCAAAGGTAAGGAACTCAGAGGAAACATTCGTGTCCTCTCCTTTGACAGCTTGTGTAAGATTGCCGATTGTAAGCTTTCTAAAGTCATCTGCAAATCCGACAACAGGACCGGCAAAGGTTTCTGCAAGCCCACGGTCGTATCTGTTTACATCTGAGAATAGGAAGTCTCCGTATATACCAAGCCCCCCACCCTGCATGAAAGCTGCGCCCCAAAACTCTGGGCTATCCATTGGCCTTGGATCTCGACCCTTGCTCATTTCCTTTAGCTGCATCGCAAGAGCGCCCATTAGCGTAGTGCTGATTAGTAGATCTGCGAAGTAAGTTCCCTTTGTGCCGGTAGTTGGCTGGGCTAATCCCCGCATGATGTGTGTATTTACCAGGGTAACACCAAACCCCTTATACATGGCAAAGGATCGTGTAAGCTCACCAGCAAGCGTACCTGGGCGGGTTTCGTCTACCAAAGCAGCACGGCCCCTAATCGATGTGCTGGGGACAGCAAAGTTAGTTTCTGTTTCCACCATTACCAAAAGGCTAGTGGCTAGATCACGGGCTAGGTCTGATCGTATGTCGGTGCGCGCCTCGATGTCTTCAGCTCTGAGGAATGAAGCACCCTCATATTCATAAAGAGGAGTTGCTCTTACAATCTCCCAGCGATCTGCATTAATGTTGTAGTGATCTAATGTTTTACGCATCATCGGATCTAGCTGGTCAAACGTCTTGCCTGCGTTATCTGCAAGATTACCCAGGAACTCCATTCCAAACGCCCACTTGCCAGCGTTGGTCCAAGGGGAGAGCAATGAAGCCCTCATCACAAAGTCGGCTACTCGCCTGGTAACTTCTGGTCCAGATAGGTCTCCCACATAGCGCATCTGAGCGGCAGCGAGAGTTGACCAACCTTCAGCGGTAAGGCCCAACCTGACTGCAAGCTTACCCTTTTCCTCTAGGGATAGCGGGTTCATAAACTTTAAATAGTTCTGGACCATTTTAGTTTGAGGCAAACCAACCATTGTTCGAGCAATACGGCCAAAATTCATATCAGTTATGGCAGAGATAGCAGCAGCACCTAGCTGTGCTGATTGCAATACCTGTCGAATCCCTGCAAAACTGTAAGCTATACGGCTATCAACAGGAGCATTGATGTTTCCGTTTACGTTTGAGTACAGGGTATCTATGGCTGTACTCGACCTACGAGCAGCATTTTCTGCGGCTTGATCTCCAGCAGCATCCTTCTGCAAAGTCTGTTTTACAAAATTCACAGTGGCATTTGGGTTAGGTCCAAGAACTTCCATCAAAGCAATGTCGCGAGACATCGTATCGATATGGCCCATCATCGCATCAAAAGCATTTGGATTGCCAAATTTCTCTTGGTACTCCATCCAGGCATCTGCATTTTTAAATACAAAGAATCGATGGTCCTGATTGCGCAACGCAAGCGACTTGTTTCCAACCATAGATCCAGGCTTCAGTTTGTTAAAGCCATCTGTAACTATAGTTTCGTGAGCATCTCTGAGCGCAATTTCTAATTTCTCAGGAGAAAACTTTAAACCCGTTTGCTCATCTATCATCTTGTTCAAGTCTAGCCGGGTGCGAATAAACTCATTCCACTCATCATAACTTGATTGACGCACCCTCATTGTGTCGTGCATCTGAGGCATACCCCAATCAGCTCTTTTAGGAATTGATCCGCCAGCAGCGTTGAACCTGGTGCGCAAATATTCAGCAGAAGCCTTCCAAGCCTGGGCCATCTCACGGGCAGCAGGACTGTCTGTTGATCCCTCGCTGAACACCTCGCGAACCATATCTTTTAGATCGGCTTTATTCCTTGTCTGTCCAATGACATTACGCCGAAACGTAGCTAAGAAATCATCGAGCTTGCGCGTGGCGCTTCTAGTAACGGCTTGCTGCACCTGGGCAACGCTATTAAATTTAGAGGTTTCGTCCTGTTCAAACAAAGCTTTTGCGGCGATGCTTTTGTCTGTCCGTCCTGTAATCGTGCGATAATTATTTAGATCGTTGTTGATTCGTTGCCAGGTAACAGCTTGAAGCATAGCGCGTCTCTTGCGCTCAGTTGCTATCTTCCTTGCAGCGGCAGTTGTTTCCGTAGCAGCCCTAGCTGTCGCGGCAGCAGAACCCATTTGCCTGTTGTATTTAACCTCAAGCTCGTCAAACAATCCAAGGATCTCATCAGCCTTTTCTTGAGAGATCTGCCCTTCAGCAACACCGTCATTGATACAGTTTTTAAAAGTCATATTGTGCAGAACTCCAATCGAGCAATCATTGCATCCTCGCTATCCATCTCACTTTTAAGATCTCGCAGCGTCACAGTAGTGGATTCAACCAAGCCAGTTTCTTCATTAAGCCGCTGCCCAATTGGAACTTCAAGATCCATGTCTGCGTCAGCTAAAGCTTCTGTTTGGATAAGATCCTCTGCACCCTCGCGCTCTGCGCTTCTGATAGCGTCTGGTCTTGTTCGTCCACCCGGAGGTACATCGAAGCTAGATCCGAGTAACGGGTTTTCTCCTGAGATTTCTCTGACGGTTTTAGGTTCATTGAAGCCACCGTTGTTGTCAATTTCTGCATAGCCATCTGCCACGCCCTCCTGTTTTAATGTTTTGTAAGTAGCTGAAGGATTAGACCCAACCCGATCAAGGTACTCTGGGGGAATAATTCTTCCGGTAGACACAAATCGCCGGATCATACGTTGAAAAGCGTTCTCAGGATTTACGTCCATATTTACAAGACGAACTTTGTAACCCTTATTCTTATATAGCGATATCACATCACGAATACTAGAGGCTGAATGACCTACTTTTGGCAGCACAATATTTGTGCCACGCTCTATCATTAATGCTTGCAATTCTTTTGCTAAATTAGAGCTTTCCTCATGCACAGCAGAAGCCCCAACGCCACCTTCATATTCTGGCAAAGTCTTTTTGATCTCGTCACTATCGAGGATTGCAGACCTGTTAGATATGGCTAACTCATTTGCTATGGTGCTTTTACCAGCAGCCGGGGGACCAAGAACTATAGTAAGTTCTTTGTTTGCCAATACTGGCTCAACATCTAAATTTAACTCTTTAAATGCCAAAGCTTCAGCGTCACGCTCGAACCGAAGCATAGCTTCATCCGTAGAAACAACATCCTCACCGTTTATTTTGTAGACGCGAGAATTGTGCCAATCATCTGAATCATAGCCATCAATCTTAACGGTATCTGGCCTAGACGCAATTTCATCTAAGGCCGACAAAACAGATGGATGATTGTCTATCTGTTCTCTCGTTGGGTTCTGGTCCAGCAATCTGCTGAGATCTTGCAAGCTACCAGGCTCAATCTCATCAGCACCAAACATATCGGCAATAAGCTGATCTGCCTGCCGTTCCGAAGCTACGCCTGACGGCTCATCGAATCCTTCGAGGGCTGGCTCGTCTGTAACTTGAGATCTAGTGATCTCCGGCGCACCATCGACAGCGCGTCCAATGTCGCCAGTAGATACGCGGTCGAAGTCGCCCGATTCAATTGCTCCTCTGACAGCATCGAGGAATCCACCTGTTGCTGCGACATAGCTGTTTGTGTCTCTGGCTGTTCTTGCTGCATCATTGAGGGCGTCTGAGAGCGGCCCTTTGCGGTTTGCAAGCGTTTGGAGGAGCGCGATCGTTTGGGCATCTGTATTCGCCTTTCTTTGGTTTACGTCCTTTACAAGAACATTTCCTTCTGCCTCTAATCTCTCAGAGTTTCTTACAAGGGTTTCAAATGCTGCCTTGTCACGGCGCAATTCTTTATAAGCCCGGTCCAGAACTTTAGCACGTTCCACATAAAGGCTTTCAGTTACCAGCTCTTCACCAAACAATGAGATCTGTTCTACCTGGTCGGCATCTGATTCGCGTACCTGACGAACAATAGCCTCTGCCTGGAAAGCATTGCTGGGATCTGCCTTAGCCAAAACCTCAATAGCTGCGTCCTGGAGACCTTCATCATCGATCAGCCGACCCACAATCGCACCGTAGTTTGGCGGCACAACTCCGTTTACAACAGCACCAAACGCAGTATCACTTAGGCCCATCATGTCCCTGGCTTGCCGTACAAGCTCAGAACGTGGCGGAAGCTCAGATATGCGACTAGGATCTACCCTGAGAACCTTTGCTGCGTCTATGGACGTTCCTGTGCCTTCTGCGATGTTCTTCATTGCCGCGATTACACGGGCCTCTGGTGGCGTTATGCCATCTGTCTCACGAAGCTTGTAAGCAAATACCCGGATATCCTGAGAAGGATCTTGTGAACGTATGCGCTTTGCCAAACCAAGGCGCTGGTGTCCATCTGCAATAGCCATCCGGCCATCAGCATATTCATAAACAGTAACAGTACCGGCCTTGTACTTATCCCAGGTAGTAATCCCCTGGAGACGCTCAGTCACACCGAACTCATCTCCGCCCTCTTTAAACTGGAATGTCTTGGCATCCACCTCAATATCCATTGGGTCAAGATCGTAAATGACGCCATCTAGGTTATCTACCGATCTTTGCGCAGCCTGGGGACTAATTGGCGAAGTTGGCTCACTTGGAATGCGAGGTATTTCGCCCTGCCGTACAGCAGCACTAGCATCTGACAGTCGTGCCTCATGTTCAAATTCAGCCTCAATGCTGTTAGGAGACTGTAAAGGGTTCGAGGATTCAATGTCAGCTTGGTTGTCTAACGCATCAACTATAGCTTGGTCTTCTATATCCAAAGGCTTTTGCAATTTGTTCTTGAGAACATTCCAGCCTTTGAGACCCTGCTCTCCGGTCATTCTTATAGCTGCACCAGCAGCAGGCATAGCCGCGCCGAATGCAGCTTGCATACCTACGTTTTTAATAAAGTCCTCATAACTGTACTCTAATCCAAGTTCGTCATACCATTCCTTAACATCAAGCTCTGTTATAGCACCAGCACCAGCGTTCACAGCCGCGCTTTGCGCTATGTTTTTCCAAAGAGTTTTGGACCAACCTCCAAATGGCATCGTGTAAAGTGTGACAGGATCTCCAAATCCAGTACCCATTCCTCCAACGAATCTTGCTGCACCCCTGATAAAGCCAGGGTTATTTCTTACAAGCTCCGCCATTTCCGCTTCTTTGTTTTCAACAAAGCTTTTCATGGTATCGTCTAAGAATTGAGGGTTTACTTTTTTCAGTTCAACGGGAAGCCAATCGCTATTCTGTTCAATATAAGAATAGATCTCTTCGGTCTTTGCTCTGTATCTTGTAGGCGAATTTTCAAACAACCAAATTGCTGGATTTTCAAATTCATTACCAGTCGAATTAAGCTCTTCAACAATTGGAGACCAAACATCAAGCAACGTAAAGTTCTTACTGTTAGAACCAGTGCCGCCCGTGTATTTCGTGGCATCAAAAGCCCCTGTCAAATTCTCCGTAATAGAATTAGGTGCTTGAGATATTCCGTTTTGAGGAAGGAAATCTAAGGAATCTGGTTTGTCAAAGTTCATTGGACGGCCTCAATTAACTTCAGAATATCAAACCTAAAAGGTGCGCCACTTAAATCAGTAACATATTTCGGCTCACCGTACTGAGTGGAGCCAAAAGTAATACCGGCCAGATTGCCGCCCAGAGAAAGAACCTGCCAGTCATTTTTAGTATTTATTATTCCGTCACCATTTACTGAACTCAAAATACCCGCATCTACGACCTGATTGCTTGCTGCATATGCGGAGCTAAAATCAATATTGTTTAATGCGTTTTCTATAGCTTCAGCACTAACACCGGCAGGCAAAAGAGTATTCTTTCCGCGAACTTCTTGAATGCCGCCAACAGAAACCCCGTCAGAAGACTTCATTCCAGAAGCCATTTCAATTGACTCTCTCCATAAGTCTGCGGAAAACTTATCTTGGCCCTGAGAAATATCAGCGTAAATCAGTTTTGCAGTTTCCTGTATTACTCTTTTGGTATTAGGTGCAAACTTCAAAGCCTCATCTGTTAGTTCTAAAAATATAGATTCTGTGTTTGCGGGAGTAAAATCATTTATCTTGTTGCCAGCTTTTAAATACTCAAGACCCCGAAGCGCAAAGTTGGCGGCGCTCATATTTTCTTCATTTACCAAAGCGCCGATACCAGCGAACTCTGGGGAAGAGCTAGATATTTCTGAAAGCATCTGTGGAACCGCTGGACCTCCTCCTTCGACAATACTGCCGAGGAAAGACATCAATTTAGACCTATCTGTCTGGGGCGATTTTAAAAACTCTGTAAGAAGATCTCTTTCTTGAGCAGTGAAAAATTTAGGCTCTATGCCATACTTAGATGCAATTACCTGAGCATCATAAACACGCTTTTGAACATTGGCGACAACATCCGGGTTTTGTGCAGTCGGATTTATAGTCGAGATTTGTATCTGATTATTATTAGTATCCTTAACCCCAACATTCATAGCGAAAGTTAATGGATCATTTGCAAGCTGAGTCTCCATGTTGCTCAACATTTTTTCAGCAAGATTCAATTGTTTTAGCTCAATAGATGTATCAACCCCCTCTGCACGGAGACCCGACATATAATCAGCAATCTCTTTTGGGGTATATGACTGCAATATTGATCCAAGTTCGCCGGTTTCTAATAAAGTTCCAAGCTCCCCTTCCAGATCTCCACGCAAATTGGGTGGGATTTCAGTAAGCCTTTGCACAAGACTCGCCATGTCTTCAGGATTTACGGCTATACCTTTGTCAACGATATCTTGGAATGTAGTCACATCGCTTGATAAAGCATCAACAATTGGCTGGAACTCTGCTTTTTCTGCATCAGACGCAGCCTTAATAGCTGCTTTAGCGGCTGTTAAATAAGCTTGAGCAACCTGCAATGTTTCAGCTTCTAGTAAGGTGTCAATGCCAGCTCCACCCAATCCCTGTATCCCAGACTTGAGAGTTTCAACTTCATTATAAAGATCTTCGGCAGTCATGGATCTATATACAGATGCGTTTTCGGCGTTAAACTCTAAGTCTGCAATAGCAAGCCTTGCTGCGGCTCCTTGATCCCCCAGGGCATCTGCGCGCTGCTTCAGAGTAGCAATTTGTTTTTCAGAAGGCATCCCACCCAAAGCAAGAACTCTCTCCAGTTCTGCGACTTCCGATACAACAGCGTTATTCTCACCCTTGGTTACGGCAAGAGCAGAATTGTAATCTGCTTTGAGCGATTTTCTAACACCTTGAGTTTGAGATAACGTCATACCAGGGAGAGCCTCTGTCTCCATAACCTTGAGCATTTCCTGCTTTTCTTCAAGTGAAGCAGTGTTAAATTCATACACTAGCTTTTCTTTGTAAGCAGCATTGTAAACATTCTCTGCAAATTCAGCGGCTTGCAGCTCTGTGGCGCCAAGCCCGATTTGAAGCTCCGTTTCAACAGCGATCTTTTTGTTTATTTCCTCCATCGTCATACCAGGGAGAATGGCCGATTCTAATACGCTCTTTGCTCCACGTTCAGCAGCATTCGATCTTTTTACAGCCTGCTTTTGAGCCTGCAATTTAACATAATAATTAGAATACTTTTCAGTTGCCGTAGCAGCAGCACCTTGCAAATTAACCTTTAAGACAGAAGATGCTGCTGGATCTATTACCCTGAGAGACTCAGAATAACCGTCCGTTACGTCTGCAAGCTGTGATTGAATGACTGAGAAGGGAGTTTCGTTTTTTTCACCGTCAGTCAAAATACGGGAGATCTCAATCTCAGCAGTATTCTGAATTTCAGCAACAGCAACGCGACTTCCAAGCTCATACGCCGCACGATCAGCAATGGTAAACGCACCACCCTTTTCATCAATAGCCTCTAGTGTTGAGACCGCGCCCTCTTCCTGCACTCGCTCTTGACCGCGAATTGTAGCAGCCCTGGCAGCTTCCTTAAAAGCAAATTCAGACATACGATTAAGTTGCTGAGAAAGGTTTTGAGAATACCTCGCTTGTTCCCGCGTATCAGCGAAATCAATGCTACCTGGTTGACGAGTTCTTACACCTAGTCGCTGATATCGTGGGAGCTGTGCCATTCTTTAACCTAACCTATGATAGTTGACCGGCCATGTAAGCCGCTTCGCCAATACTTGCAGCCGCGCTTACATTTGCACTTAGCTGGGCTGTTCGACCAGCAGACCTGTATATTCCAGCCTGTTGTGTTGCCTCACCTAGAGCAAGAGCCGCGTTGTCCTGGGCAATCGCAGCCTCTCTGCTACCCTCAGACAAAGCAAACATCTGCATAGTTGCCGCCGATCCAGATGTAGGATCTACCCCACCAGCACCGGCACGGGCAATAATTGCAGACAATGTTTCATTCAAGTTCTGCAAAGCATCAGCGCCCTGCTGCTTATAAGCAATGGCTTCTGAACGGCCCTTTAACTCAGCAGCCTGAGCTTGCTGTTCATAACTGGCCCGTTGCGCAGCACCGACATCTCTCTGCGCACTAGCCGCAGCAAGCTTACTTCCTACTGATACTATCGGGCCTATTACTGACATTGCTTCCATGTCTTAACTCCCTACGCTCAACCGGTACTCAAGACCGAGAACAATCATTTCCAACGGAACATTTTGACTAATCGTAATCTGCCCCGTTCCACTATACCCCAGCAAGCCATGCACAGTTTTTATGCCAGTGAAAGGCTCAACGGGCGAATCTAACACATCTTCGCCAAAGTTTCTAAACGAGATCTGCTTGCCGTTAATCGTCATATCCTTCGTGCTGTTCACAATAGCATCAACCTGGATAATACGTTTCTTAAAGCCCTGCACAGATCCAGAAGATAGCACCGGCTCCGCAGGCATTGTCCTAGCTGTGACCGTGTAATTCAAACCAACCTGGTAGCTAGACGTAGCAGCAGAAGCAAACGTAACTGTGTAAGGAGATCCTGGGACAGTCTGTTCTGGCTCTAGAACGCCATCTCTAATGATCTGGACTGTCTCCCCCTCAAGATGCTGTAACGTCACTGAGGACGCCGCTCCGCCCTCCTTAGAGCTATCTAGCGTAAGATCTGGGTCAAACTTCTCCAGCATATAGTTGTCAGTGCCATCAATGGTCCGTTTAACGATCACATAAACATCTGCAACCTCAACGCCCACAGCTATAAACTCACCGTCTGTTGTGAACCGGCTTGGAGCAATAACATTCTGACCGACCAGGATAGAGTAAACCGCCATCGATCCGTCAGTACCGTTAACCACAAACAGGCGATCCGATTCATCTGTAGACGCAGCCCTACGCGCCGCCATGTCCACAGGATCTTTTAGCAAGTGAGAGCTTAGAGCTGATATGTTCTGTACCTGATAGGATGCTGTAGTATCGCCAAACTGGAAGACGTTGATAGATTTACCCTGGCGCTGAATAAAGATTGACGCGCCGTTCAGCTCTTCTATTGGAATACCAGACTTTGATCCAAGCCGTGTCTGTGGCCGTACAAAGAAAGTCGAAGGAGTAATTGGCTCATTGGTCCCTTGTAGGATTACAAACTCACCACCGGTTGTGAAGATCCGAAAGTCGTTGCCAGAGAACAAGTTGACAATAGTATTGAGCTGATTGGTGTTGATCGTTGCCTCAACGCTCTCATCGTCAAGTCCAGTACCGGCGTTGAAATCAAAGTAATTGATTACACCAGAACCCCAGATGGTATTTGGCCGAGACTTAGATCCACCAAAATACAACCGGCCCTCATGGAATGCAGCAGACCGAGGCCAGCCGCGAGTGCTGGACCAAACATCTTCGTAACCATGTTCGCTTTCCCAGAAACCAGCAGTAACAGCATCGGTATCAAAGAAATCAACCTCTGTAACGGCCTTCATTACCGTGTCAGAAACATACTCTACATACCGAGCGCGACCAAAAGTGCTTGTGACTTGAGCGTATTCACCGACAGCGGCCTCTGCAAATGCAGAAACCTTATAGCCAGTGGTGTTATCGGGAGCCGTATCCCATGCGGGATAGACAGTCAGAACCTTGGTGGAAGCTACATAGTCCTCAACGTGCCGCGTCTGTCCAGATCCAGTACCAGAAGTTAAAGTAATAAACATACCGTTTGGTTGATCGTCAGCGGTGTAGCTTGTTGCTGCCTTGAGAGTAATCGTGTTTGAGCTTCCAGCCTGTGCCGTACCGTTGTCAGTAGTCATTGACGAAGCTGTGATCGTAATGTTTCCAGTTGTGGCGCTGGGCGTGATCGTAAAGTCTGGCTGATGCGTGTCAAAGGCATAAGCATACTGAGGAAGATTTGTCAGAGGCAAGTTCTCTAGCGTCCAGCTTGTGTCACTGTTGCGCACAAGCCTCTTGGTTTGGAGATCCTCATGGCAGAGAATGAGCGTATCAACCGCCTGGGTATAGTTGATATCATCCAGCATAGCGGTAGTGATATCGGTTGCTGTAATATAGTCATTGCCAGATCCGTTGATATTGGTCTGCAAGACACCAGCCTTAAACACATAGATCCTCTGAGTGACAAACACCAAGAGGTAACTATCATCAACGCTAAACTCAAAGGGGATTACTTTGAAGTCAGTAAAACTTGATCCAAAGTCATAGATAAACTTCGTACCATCCCGGCGCTTGAACCCACCCTGCGGCTGAATGATTACATTCGTAGCTTCCTCAAGAGCGTTCTGATATTGCTGCAAGTCGGTACGAGCGCGGATAAGCGGATCAAGCTCACCAACCGAGAAGTTCGTTTGGAACTGCATAATCCGCATTTTAGTATCTCACATCAATAAGAGAATAATCCTCAATGATCTGCGGCGGCTTACCGCGACTATCTATGTTCATTGCCTCACGCATCAAGCCACCACGGTTTGACTCACCGGGTGAGCCATATGCCAAGGCCCGAAAGTAGTCTGACTTGCTAATCTGATCGGTAATTGTAAAGGCTAACTCAGCAGCCAGTGAGGTGCGGAGAAGGCGCACAAAGTAATTTGGCATTTTGCTTTCATCAACCGTACCTTGGTAGTCGATAAAGACCTTCTCAAAATTTGTGTATAGCTGATCGCCGTAAACTTCCCACCCGTACCGGACAGGGTTTTCGCCAATACCAGCGCTTGTAAATAAGGCTAAGACGCCGGAGAGCATATCTCCTGGCATTTGATAGGCATACTTCCACTCATCGATAGGAGCAGTAGACAGCCGATTTAGCTGCACCTTTTTAACGCTCCAACTCCATTGATAGTTTGAAAGCAGCGAGTCACGGAGATCTGGATAAAGTCGATCACAAGCCTGGGCTGAATCAGATCCTTCTGTAAAAGAAGAAATGGGCGCAGCGCCCAACAATATCAGAGCATCCGAGCAGATCGAGAGTGAGGTATCACCAGCAGCCATATCGTTCTCCGTAAAGGGTGGAAGGGGCCAGAGTATCCAGCCCCTTCTTTCTTTAGATTACAGCCGTTGTAATGACGCCTGCTGTGTTGGTAGCGACAAGCGTTTGACCGCCATCGCTGCCGTATGTGTAGATCCAATCACCAGTAGTGATAAGAGCTTCAACTGTGTTGAAATAGCCAGAGCCAGCGATAGCAGCTTTGTTGTCTGTAGCAGACTTGTAGCTGTAAATAGCTGGAGCATTGCCGCTTTTAGAAGCGCCAACTGTTGCCCAATTTGCTGTTGCGAATGCCATGTCTTATTCTCCTTATTCAGTGCAAGAAATTTTGACAATGCCTTCGCCGTCAATTGAGACGGAACCAGCAGAGAACATGGAGCTAACCAAGAACGATGTCTTTTCTGGGACATAGTTGACTTCGGTTTTCTGAGCCATCGACTCAGCATAGCCCATCGAATCTTTGTGCCAGGCAAAGCAAGTACGAGTAGAAGGCTTAGGAATGCCGCCTTCGTCACGGTCGCCCATTGTCAAGATATTGAAGCCCATGAATGTGTTGATCTCACCTTGGACAAGAGCTTTGACAGAAGCAAAGTCTTGGCTTGTGATTTCAGTTTCACCGAGCAAAGCATCGAGCTGAGAAGCGTGCATGAGCAAGTTACGGCCTTCAGAAGGTACGTTCTTCTCATTCATAGCTTTCGCAGTAGCGCGGAGCTTTTCGATGTTCATGTTTGTGCCAGCACCACCAATGCTTGTTGCAACAGTAGATGTGCCAGTGGCCGCGTTCAGAGCATCGATCATGATCTGGTCCATGCGCCGAGCAATAGACTTAGATACAACCTGTACCAATTCAGAACGCTCATCAAAGTTGATGTGGGACTGTTGGAAGATGTCTGAGTATTCTGCTGCAATGTAGTCTTCCATTGTCGCAGTTACTTGGCCGTATGTGACGTTAAGTGGAGTAACATCGGTTTGCGGTACGCGAAGCGTAGCTACACCTTTACCGATTGTTGGGAACTTAACAGTGTTACCGGCAACGCCGGTGCGGGTCCGCATTGTGCCACGAAGCACAGATTCGGCTTGATACGCTTGTTTGACCTCAGAATCGAAAAGATCAACAAACGCGGTTGAGACGTTAATCGCCATTTGCAAAAACCTCCTTTTGCGTTTCAATTAAACGCTTCCGTTATCCGAGGTTCCGGGCGGTCGCTTGCGCGTTATGGCCGCGCCAACCAGTAGATTACTACATCTAACGGGCCGAGCACGGTTAGCCGTTAAGGCTAAAATACACGCAAGCGATATTTATTGCAAGTCTCTATCACTTTTGCTGAGATTGGAACCACTTTTGCTCCATCTGAGTGCGCCAAGCAGCATCGCTTTGCCAGCGCGGATCAGAGATAGCCACCTGTAGATCCTGTTTTGTCATGGTCTCTTGCTGGATCGTAGGCTTAATAGGAATGTTCTCATTCGTGATTGCCTGGTGATACTTCAAGAAAGCATTGATCGCGTCAGCGTTGTTCAGTGAATATGCTATCGCTTCACGCTCAGAGTTATTCAGAGGAGCCTTCATCAAGACGCGCTCAGTCATTTGGATCTTCTCAGAAGCATTGGCCCCTAGCTTCTCCATCTCCACGCGCTGATCGTACTGTACGCTCTCTTGCTCATCCTTAGACAAGGCAAGTACACGGCCTGCGAGATCCTCAAATGCGTCCTGGCTAATCCCGTTTTCTTTAGCCCAATCCTGATATACGGCGACAGTCGGATCGTCAGAGTCCAAACCCTGATCCGCAAGTGCAGATACATCATACTCTTCCGGTGCTTTATGTTTTCCGGCTTTAAACTTTTTCTCAAGCTCTGCATAACTCTTTGCCAGCTTTTCAACATCTGGGCCGTCCTCATCCCAAAATTTTTCTGGATAATAATCTGGCCGCTCTAACGGCTCATCATCACTTGCAGCAGCAGGCTCACCCTGCGGCTCTTCATGCACAGCAACCGGCGCATCCTCTTGAGGAGTGTCCGGCTCTGCTACGTTAATCATTGGGGCGTCAGCCTCCACTTGTTCTGCCATTGCTTCAGCCATTGTTTGACCTTTCTATTCTTTTCTCAATCATGCGTACCATCTCTGCCATGCCTGTCCTTACATAGCCGAAACTCGCATCCTCTCCAGGGAACCAAGTCGGTTGCTCAATCGTTATACTGCGCAAATGACTTAGAACACGTTGCCCCTCTGTGCTTTTAAACACCTTGCCGTATAGAACATCTATATCAGCAGCCTTTGGGCTTTCGCTTATTGCTTGGGTTAAACCTTCCCACCCATCGGGTGAACTCATTGCATAGCCTCCATTGTTGCTCCACCATCATCAGCAGTCGGCGGCCCTTGTTCGGCCATTGCTTGCGCCTGCATCTGTTGCATCATCATTTGCTGCTCTTCCGCTGTGGTGAGCAAGTCCTGTTTGATGTTCATCTTATCGGCAATGAATGCTGTGATCCGTGGGATCGACAATGCCATCTGACCCTGTGGGCCTAGAGAGTTGGCAATCTGCATAAACTGCACGATATCGTTTACCTCTTGTAACTTCTGGGCTTGAGCCAGAGGAGCCACCGGCGTGACCTTTACCTCTACACCGTTGACCTTGAGCGGCAGATCGATGTAGCCAGCCTGGTCCATTACATAGAGAATGCGTGACACCAGCGGGATCATAGTCTCATCGATCAATCGACCAAACGCAGAACCCAGATTAGAAGCAAGCTCACGGGATCTTTCAGCAATCTCAGTCGCAGACCGGGCTGACATATTATCAGGCGGCAACGTATCATCCATCAAGATCTTCTTAATGTTCATGCGCAGATCATTCATAACGATCTGACTTGTGTTAAAGTCACCGGCACGGGGCAGAGGAGACAGGGACGGACCCTGTGCGCCACCGTTACGAGCCACACCAATGATTGCACCAGGCTGGATCTTTACGTTCTGAGGATTGAGAACGCCATCGTCAGCAGCAGTATATACGCCAGAGATCGACAAAGAAGCATTCTTCAGGACCAACTCAACGGTCTTGTTTAGCGTCTTGATGTCAGCAATCGCAGTAACCAGTGGGCCACGGCCATATATCTCACCGGCAACCTTCATGTAACGTGCAACGATGAATGGCGAAGACTTCATGGTGCGGTAAACCAGATCTTGCCGCTTACCAGGCCAGATAACATGATAGCAATATATCGCTCTTTCGTAATCATAGATCACAGCATCCATAAGATCGATCTCTTTAGATGGTGATCGTGATATCGCATCTACCAATTCCGGCGTCATTTCAGCATCAGGGAACTCTTGCGGTATCGCTTCAGCCTTCATTCTTAGCTTGCGATACACATTATCGACATTGCCGAATGTGCCTTCTTCAATAGAAACGAGATACTGAGGGATGGGTGTAAAGCGGATCGGAGTTGCCTCATCACCAGGCGTCACCATCATCACGGCAGTACCCACACAGAGATCCAGAAGGAACTCGCCCATAGCCAGATCAAAGTTAGTCTGGCGCATTACCTCAAACATCCGCTCAGTGTAAGCATCAAGCGCAGCTTGAGCCTGTGGCTGTTGTTCTTTTGGGATGCCAGTGCCAGCCTCTAGGCGACACCATTGCTTCTGAGGTGGGAAAAGGCCAGCCTGTATGCGGTTAGCGAAACGCTGAGTCGCTGAGATAGCTGTGGAGTCGAACACACGGCCCATCTTCTTCTGACCGGCGGTGTTACCCTCATAGTTTCCATCATACATATTGCGCTGCGGCAGAGCGAACTCGTAGCAATCCTCATAGATAGTACGCCATTGATCCTTGCGGGATTGGGCCTTGGCCTCACGCTCCATGATCTCTCTTACGTCTAGCCGAGCCATCTCATTTATCCTTTTTTATTACGGTTAGCGAAGTTACGCGCCGCCTCTACCGATCCAAAACCCCATGCCTTTAGAGCCAGAGCCTTGCGGGTGGGTTCACCCTTCTCATTCTTCATCGGGCCTTTCATACCAGCGAACCTAGCAGCAAAGCTAACACGCCGGGGATTGGTCCCTGTCTTGACGGGAGCCTTTAAATTGCCCCCATCCTTACGCTCAAAGTGCTTACGGCCAGCCTCGTTAAGACCGCCCTTCGGATTTTGGTGCGCCTTCTTAACCATATCTTACTTCTTGGCTTTAGCTTTGGGCTTGGCTTTCGCTTTAGCCTTTGGCTTTTCTACCCAGGCTTCATTCTCAGGGGTATTAGGATCGTCAGCAACAAACCCGCCCTTGGCATTTCTCGCGCGAACCATCTCAACCTCTGGACGATTTCTGTGGTGAACGCGGGGATCTGATTTGATTTGAGTCATGTCGAGCCTTTCTAATCTACAAAAATTAGCTTCATCTTTTTAGCCATAGTCTGAGCGGCCTCATACTTCTTGCGCCGAGCCTTGCCCTTCTTTATCTTGGCTTCTCTTTCAGCAGCCCTGGCAGAAGCAACCTGTTGCTCTGGAGTGGGGCCAGCCGGAGCGCGAGAATAACCAGGGCCATCATCGCTTTTGTTGCTGTTAGCCATCATATTCTTCAGCATTGCAGCAGACTTCCTGCTTCTTAGAGTGCTTTTCTTCATGGATACTGGAGCGCCCCTTGGCTTTGACGCTCCAGAGAAAGCTCTGCCAACAGACCTAACAGCATTGTTAAAGTCCATCTTAACCTGCTGTGCGAAACTGGCCATTAGTCACCCCCGAGCTTAGTCTTTAAATTCTGCGAGTCTGGACCCTCACGCCGAGCGGGGGAGAACAACAAACGCATACCACCAGTTCTACGAAGACGGCGGCGGCGTTGAGCGCCTTGCATTTCTGACTTCTCTTTAGAAGTCGCACGTTCCTCTGCGCGAGTTCTGGCCGTTTCAGCATCTTGCTCTGCACGAATTTGTGTTGCTGATTTAGGAGGGGGAGCCGAAGATCCACCACCACCAAATAATCCACCCATGTTAAAACCTCACCATCATGTAGTAGTCGGACCCGTCTGGCCCATACTTTCTCATAACACTTTCTACCTCAAAACGTAGTGCTTTGGCAAACCTAAATGCGGTATCGTTATTCGTGTTTACGCAGATCTGTAGCCTTTTTATGCCGTTATTAGCTATTGCGGTATCGGTTAGCTGCTTAGAAGCCCGTATAACCGATATCGCATGGCGCTCAATCTCTTTGCCAGGGATCAGCCACATCTCTGCAACCCCATCCCAAAAGGGGCGAATGCCAAACGCACAGACAACCTTACCTCTCCCGATACCAGACCAGCTCATCCCATCTACGGCGTGATCCCAGACATAGTTAATGTAGTTAGGTATCACGTTAGCAAAGTCTTTGTTCTCTTCTTTAAGGTTTATCCTGGCTAAATGATCGTAGGTCAGCGGGACGATATGCTCATCGTGTCCCATTCTTACCTGGGGAAGTTGGACTAAAGCCATTAGAAGACCTCGAAATCTGTGCTTGCGTTGAATGTTTGCCCACCCGCAAAGCTTCCGCCATAGGTTCCGCGCCGCAATCTGCGTTGCTCACCGCCACCGAGCATAAGATATCCAAACGCATCCCCGCAGTGAGAGTGCTCATTCTTTACCGGCGCATCTTTAAACCGATCCTGCCCAGCGCCCATAGAAACACGCTTAAAGAAATAGCCGCCACTCAGGGATTTCCGCAGCCTCAAGCACTTTTTGCTAACGAGAAGGCCAGGTTTACCACCAACCAGCCGGTTCATAGGAGCCGCAGCAGCCTCACGCCTTACATTGAAAGCATTGCTGTCTGTCGGCTGTGCGCGAAACCCAATAGACTGCAAGTGATCGAAGGCTGTAACCTCATAGATCTCGTCACGCTTGTTACCGGCAGGGTCTCCCCAGATCTGCACCTCTGCTTTATTGAAGCTTGCAGCGATCTTGCCTATTAACTCCTGCCCAAAGCGCTCAAGCCCCATGTCAAACGTCACAAGCTCATCGAGGATCTTCCACGCACCGCCAGATGTTCGCTGCCCAAAGATAGCAGCCGGTGTCAAACCAAAGTCAACGCCGATCTGTAGCGGGTATTGCGGATCATACTGCACATCCGCAGACATCATTTCATCGTCATACTCCGGCCAAACCGGCCTGCCTTCCTGCACGAAGGTAAACTTGCCCTCTGCATAGCACCTAATCCAGTCAGCATTCTTGCCGCCGAGAAGTTGCTCATAGTAACCATCAGGCAAATGCGTCTTGTTCTCCGCAGAAGGATTAACCATCCACCACTTGCCACCGGAAAATACAAAGCCATTTGCTTCCGGGTTCTCTGGTAGATCCTTGGCAGACACCTCCAAGACACCACCTGGCTGACGAAAGAACTTCCACGGGAACCGGCCACCGATAGGGTTCTTCTCGGACAGCTCATGCCACCAGTGATCCGCATCGGGCGGGTTAGTGTCCATGATAATCCCGTACCAGGACGCACCACCATCGGATTTGGTAGGGTAACGGCCAACGCGGTGTGTCAAACCATCGATCACAGCCTTTGGCAGCTCTCTGGCCTCGTTTACCCATGCACCAGTTAGCTCCAGAGACAGCAGCTTACGCACATCTTGGGGCGTAGAAAGGGCCATGAATATAACTTCACAGTCAATACCAGGGGCACTATCTCTGCTGGGGAGTTTCAGATGGTGGGTAATAGGCGGTTGCCAGCGCATCGGACCCCACACATCTTCCGGGAATAGCTCCTGCCAGGTCTTAATCGTAGTTGTTCTAAGCTCTGGATAGGTATTACGCACGATTACAAACCGGGAATACCGAATGCCGTCACGCGGAGAAGGCTTTTGCTGGACAGCTTTTAACATAATCTCAGCAGCACAGCCGTATGACTTGCCCGATCCTACCGGACCCATCAGGCCGCGAACAAAAGACTTATCGTGTAGAAACTTCCAGACCGTAGCAGACTTAGAGAAATCCAAGTTCATGCTGGGGAGATCAGTCATCATCAGCCTCATATGTTGTGGTGATCTCTGGACCCTTCATGTTGATCCCAATGATCGAAGGCTTGTCCACGTTCTTCTCTACATCGAGCAAGCCACTAGCCTTAGCCAGAACACGCAGAACACTCACTTTGTCAAACATCTCAATCGTTGTGCCGTACTGACCAACCGTAACCTTCTTAATCGCAGCCAATGCTTCAGAAGGGATCTCATCTAGCGGCTTAACCTGACCAGTATGAAGATCAATGATGTCAGTCATACGAGCCGTACCCATTGCAATCAGCTCAGTCGCAACAGCCTCTTTGTTCTGAGCCAAAGTCTCCGACCGGCCAATCCGGCGCTGCAACACACGCGCACCACCGAACCGACCAACCGGCGGGATAGGTTTTATCTTATCCTCTTTCTTTCTAGCCATTAGAACGGAATTTCATCGTCCAGCTTGCCAGCGGCAGGAGCCGCTTGCTGAGAACGGTTGCCATCATCCTCAAACAACTTCAGCCAAACCTCACCCTCCTTGTTGGGTAAAGGCAATCCCTCAAGCTTGATGCTGATCCCCTTGTCATTCTGAAAGGCAATGCCATGACGCAGCCAAACAGGCTTATCCCGGCCAGGCACTTCCTTCGCTTGCACAACACTAAATCGCTTGTTCATGTGTATCTCCTATACAACTTTACAGTGGGATTACGATATCGCATAGAAAACGATATTACAATAGCCCCTTCGCAAGATCCCTAATCACATTGGGAAACTTATCAGTAGGTATCAAACCAACCTGCTTACCATCATGGTAAATGCGCAGGCCATCTGGATAAACAACCCACACAGTTACACCATCATCCATAAGACTTCTTCATCCGCGTCTTGGCAGCCTTGCGAAAAGCAGCGTCACTAGGAGCGCCCTTGCTACCAGGCTTCCGCATCTTCTCGCCAGAGCCCTCAGCAATACGCTTCTTCTTAGCGTGGATGTTCGCATATAATCCTGGTTTCTTGTTTGGCATCGGTAAACCCTTTCATGGTTTTTCGGAAAATAGTTTCGTGGGGGACTGTACAGTAGGCGCGAGGGGGCGGGGGGCAAGGGGTGCTGTTCCAAATGTGGCAGGATTGTGGCGTTCTTGTGCCTCGATGCCCGTCAACCACAACATCTTGTGTCTGCAATTTAACATAATGTAGATTATAACGCTTAATACAGCCTGACTCGCTGTGCGCCCGAACCATTGACGATAGGATCGTTTGGCTACCCATACCTATGCCGCCTCTGTTTCGTCACTGTGCGGCTCTCTCAGTAGCTCTACGGCCTGGTTTGCCAGCATTATGGCCGCTCTGTCCTCGATGTCAGGCGAAATCCACCAGCCTGCACCTTTTGCCCTGCTGAAAAAGTCTGCTGTGAGACACTGAAAATCAGCCCTTAACTTAGATAGGTCCAGATC